AGTCGGGGACCCCGTAGAGCTCCTGGTCTATGTCGGGCTCCATCAGGTGAACCACGCTGCCCTTTTCAAATTCCGTATGCTTCAGCCAGTCATGCACCCACCAGTAAGAATCCGCCTCGACGCCCCGGCGGCAATACTTCGCCAGTACCGGCTTTATCTGAATGAGCCTGCCCAGCCGGTTCTGAACTTGTTCGCCATAGAGGTTTCCGAACACCAGGTAATCCATGGCCATCCGCGCGAAGTCCTGGCGCGTCAGGTACTGGGTGGGCTGGAAGGTTTTCACCAGGATATTGCGCTTCACCTGCAAGGCGCTTCCGTGGTGAGCGGTGGCCCGGTAGGATTTGGCGAGCGCCGCCATGTCTACCGGAGGTTCATAGTAGTCCTGGCCCGCCATCCAGCAGCCGGTGTAAAGCATGTCGTATCGGTCCATCACCGGCACCGGATCACCGAAGGTGAATGCTTCGACGCTTTTGCTCATCAGTAAATCTCCATCATGCTGCCACCGCGTTCGGTGGGGCCTTCGAGTGGTTCGTGGGACAGCGCGTGCATCACGGCCCAGGCCAGGTCCGCGTGGCCGGTATCTTCGCTTCGTCCGGATTTGTAGGTTATCTGCCGCTGTGAATCGGTCATTGCCCGCCGGATCGCCATAAAGCTCTGGGCCATGTCGCTCCATCCGGCATCGAACTGTAGCCGTCCGCGGTCGATGATGTTTTGTGTCTTGATCACCAGGCGTGCCTTAACGTCTGGCGAATAGTTGAAGCGGGTAACCGCCGGGAAGAACTTCTCCACCAACTCGGCAACGGCTTCACCCAGCCCGGTGGTGTCCATGCCAATGAATGAAACGTTGTACCTTTTGGTGAGCTTCCTGATTTCTTCGGCCTGCTTTTCATAGTCCAGCCCGCGAAGGCGGTTTTTTTCCACCACTCGATGCGGGCGGCTCGCGGATTTTGATGGGAGCACCACCACGAGCCCTGCCCCGTCGCCATCTTCACCACTGCCGGAAGGGTCATAACCCAGCCAGACTTCAAGATCACCCAGCGGCCTGTCTGCGTAGGGCTTCAGCTCCCGCCACTCGACCCAGCTGTCCACCATGCAGCGCTGAAGCTTGGCCAGGGGGAATACCGCATGGGTGTCATCCACGAACTGGCACATCAACAGGTTTGAGTACTCGTCTTCGGAGTACTCCATCTGCAGCTGGTCGATATCGAACAGGTCGCATCCGCCGGCCATGGCATCTTCCACCGTAACGATCTGGCGCCACTGGCCATCGGCGCAGGCCATGCCATTGGCCAGGGCTGCATGGGAGGTGTCCACGCTTACCCGCTTGTCTTTCGCCCGGCGCTTGTTGAACTGTTCGCCGGTCCAGAACGGGTAGGCTTCGTGGGTGATCGCGGAGGGTGTGGAAAAGTAGGTCTGGCTCCATTTCTTGTGCATGGCCATGCCGGACGCCACCTTCCGGAACTGCTGGAAGCTCTGGATCCAGAAGTACTCATCCATGTAAAGGTCGCCATGGTAACTCTGGGCAGTCCGCACGTTAGTGCCGAGGAAATACAGCGTTGCGCCATTGGGCAGAACCAGCGGATCACCGCGCAGCTCCACGCCGGTGGTGTCCTTCACGAACTGAACGATGTACTGCCGGAAAACGTGGGCCTGGGCTTTTGATGCGCTGAGGAAGATCTTGTTCTTCCCGGTGTGGAAGGCGTCCACGATTGCTTCCCTGGCGAAGTACCAGGTGGCACCGATCTGGCGAGACTTCAGGATATTGCGGATCCGGTTGGTCAGGCCGGCCACCTTCCACTTGTGCTGGTAGTCGAACAGGGATTCTTCGAACGCCGTGGTGATTTCTTGCAGGCCTTCGTCGCCGATGTCGTTCTTTGCCTTGCGTGGTGCCCGGTTACGCTCCTGAATGTTCGGGTTCAGGTCTGATTCGCGGCCAGACTCCTGGTACTTGTGCACTCTCGCCAGCCGCTCAATTTGCCGGCCCAGAAGGTCGATTTCCTTGAAGTCCTTCCCCTCTTTTTGGTCCTTGAAGAGTAGCTGCACCATGCGGGCTTCCAGCGATGCTTCCACCCGCTGAATCGGCTCCGCGTCATCCCAGTTGAACCGCTTTTTCCAGTTGTGGAAGAGCTGCGGGCTGATGCCAAGCTCTTCGGCAATGCGCTGCGGCCGCCATCCCATCCAGTAGAGGGTGCGGGCCTTCACAAAATGTTCTCTGTAATCAGATTCTACGGTCTTGTCCATGGCACCAGTGTGCATGGCGACCGCAACAGTTAAGACGGCGGTTTTTTGTGAGGCATGGCAGGACAATTCGCCCTAGTTGGATTGCGGCGCGCTTGCCATGAATCTGGGGGCATTGAAGACACTGCAAACAGCATCGCCCAACAGCATGGGAGTGGCAAGATGAAAAAGTTTTTCCGAGTGGCAACCGAAGGCGCCACCACCGATGGCCGAAAAATCAGCCGGGAGTGGATAGAGCAAATGGCCGCGAACTTCAACCGGGAGAAGTACGGCGCCCGGGTCTGGCTTGAGCACATGCGTGGAATGTTCGCGGACGGACCTTTCAAGGCATTCGGCGATGTAACGGCCGTGAAGGCCGAAGAAAATGCCGAAGGCAAGCTGGAACTGTTCGCGGAAATCGACCCGACAGATGACCTGGTCAAGATGACCAAGGATCGCCAGAAGATTTACACCTCCATCGAAGTGGATCCTGAATTCGCCGACTCTGGCGAAGCTTACCTGGTTGGCCTGGCGGTTACCGACTCCCCGGCATCTCTGGGCACCGAGATGTTGCAGTTCAGCAGCCAGGCAAAGAACAACCCCCTGAATACTCGCAAGCAGCGCCCGGAAAACCTCTTCTCCGAAGCCATGGAGGTTGAGCTGGACTTCACGGAAGAAGCCGGAGAAGAGAGCGGCACCGATGGCCAGCAGGCCGGGGAAACTCTGTTCAGCAAGGTCAAGGCTCTGTTCAGCAAGCACAAGGATGCCAATGCAGCCCGCTTTTCCGAGTTCAAGGCAGACCTGGAAAAGACGCTGGAGCTGTTCGTCAGTGATGGCCAGCAACTGCGCAGCGCCATGGACGAAGTGCAGCACGAGTACAGCCAGCTGAAACAGGCCCATGAAGCCCTGGAGAAAAGCTTCAGCGACCTGAAAGCGGAGCTGGAAAGCACCCCGAACCCGAAATTCTCCCGCAGCCCGGCCACCGGCGGCCAGGACGCAATTCTTACCGACTGCTGAGGAAGTCAGACTATGCGCAACGAATCCCGAGTACAGTTCAACAAGCTTCGTCAGCAGATCGCGAAGCTAAACGGGGTGGAGTCCGCGGCGGAAACCTTCGCCGTGGAACCCTCCGTCCAGCAGCGCCTGGAACAACGCATTCAGGAGTCCAGCGACTTTCTGCGCCGGATCAACGTGATCGGCGTTGACGAAATCAAGGGCGAGAAGATCGGCCTGGGCGTGGGATCCACCATTGCTGGCCGCACCGATGTCTCCGCGAAGGATCGGACACCCCGCGACCTGAGCGACATGGGCGCAGACGGATACGAATGCTTCCTGACCGAGTTCGACACCGCTGTACCCTATGCCAAGATCGATGCCTGGGCGAAGTTCCCTCAGTTCCAGGCCATGCTTCGTGACGCCATCGTGCGCCAGCAGGCCCTGGACCGGATCATGATCGGCTTCAACGGCACCAGCGCTGCCGCCGAGACCGACCGCGCGACCAACCCGCTACTTCAGGACGTCAACATCGGCTGGCTCCAACACTACCGCACCACTTCCCCGGAGCGGGTAATGGATGAAGTGGTTGACGCATCCGGCAAGGTGAACGTGGGCGCTTCTGGCGACTACAAGAACCTGGACGCCCTGGTGTACGACGTAGTGCACAGCATGCTGGATCCCTGGTTCCGTGAAAGCCCGGACCTGGTTGTCCTGCTGGGACGCACCCTGATGCAGGACAAGTACTTCCCGCTGATCAACCAGGACAACGCCCCGACCGAACAGCAGGCGCTGGATCTGATTGTCAGCCAGAAGCGCCTTGGCGGCCTGCCTGGCATGCAGGTCCCGTTCATTCCGGATGGCACCATGATGATCACCACGCTGGACAACCTGTCCATCTACTACCAGAACGGCGGCCGCCGCCGTCACATCAT